CTAAGGCATGAAAATGCAGAAGCAGATGACCTCATTGCACGATGGATTGACTTGCACAAAGATGACGAGCATACCATTATTAGCAGTGACACTGACTTTGTACAACTGATTGCAAACAACGTGCAACAGTACAATGGCATCACTGACGAATTGATCACGCATGAAGGCATATTCAACAGCAAAGGCGACAGGGTACTAGACAAAAAGACCAAGGAGCCTAAGGCCATTCCTGATCCACAATGGTTGCTGTTTGAGAAGTGCATGCGAGGCGACAGTAGTGACAATGTGTTCAGTGCGTATCCAGGTGTACGCAAGAAGGGCACCAAGAACAAGGTCGGCTTGTTGGAAGCGTTTGCGGATCGTGGCACAAAAGGATACAACTGGAACAATATGATGTTGCAACGTTGGACAGATCACAATGGTGCGGAGCATCGAGTGTTAGATGATTACAATCGTAACGTGGCACTTATTGATTTAACAGCACAGCCACAGGATATCAAAGACGCAGTGGATCTTGCTATAATCGGACAAATTGACCACAAGGATATAGGGCAGGTGGGCAGTCACTTCCTAAAATTCTGCGGTAAATATGATTTGAACAAGATCAGCGAAAGCGCAAACCAATTTGGGCAATGGCTCAATCAAACCTACAGCGGAGTACTAAATGGTAACGGCTAAACCAATCGTAAAAAACAAATTTTGGATTCTCAAAGATGAGGATCGCAAGATTGGCACAATAGAAAAAGGTCGTGGTAACTACATTGTACGAATTGCAGATCATCAGGCTGAATTCAAAACAATTAAAACCATTGAGAATAAAACAAACATCACATTTGAACAGTTTGCTGAACAGCAAAAGAAACAAGGACACGAAGTAAGTGGATTTTTAACCAACAGCAAACCATACAATGCTGTGTACAATGTGAAAGAACGACTACCAATCTTTACTAAAAAACCTAAAAGCAAGAGTTGGTATGCCGCTGGGTATTATAAAATTAATATAAAAGGACGTAGCAAAGTTGTTTGGTGTCCCAAACTTATTTTGCTTCAACGCTATCCATACATAGGTCCAGCACATTCACCACAAGGCTTCACCTACAGGTAATGAGTGGTCTTTATATCCGCAAGTTTATGGACCGGTTGCAACAACTGGAACTCAAGGGCAGTCGTGATTTTACCTGCCCCATAAACGATGCAAAAAACTTGCACAAAGATATTACAACACTCCTTCTTGACATTGACGCTTTACAAAGACAAAACGATCAAGAAGACGTAGTATCAGTGGAGTTAAAAGGCGAGGATTTCTAGTTATCTACGCAGTTTATGATAAATAAACTGGAGAAGCAGATGAGTAGACCTAAGCCTAAAGTTCTAGTTGAACTTACTAACAAGCAAACATACAAAACTGAGCAAGTATTGGCCAGCGACGGGATCTGGGCTGTTTACTTTGATGATCAACCGATTAATCTGAAGACTTCAAACTATCTTATACAATATCCAGGTCCAAAATACAAGAAGGTAAGTTTTAGCAATCCAGGGCATGCAATTAATCTTGCAAAAAAATTGAATACACAATTCAAAACAGACAAGTTTAGTGTAGTCCTTCTTAAAGCAGGGGATACGATATATCCCGATGCGAAATAAACTTCATCTAACAGAAGAACTACTGGGACTTCTACCCGATGAAGAAAAAATTCCAATTGAACAAGCAATGGTGACTTGGTGGTTCAATCTACGAGAGACCGGTGGGTTGAGACTGACTAACACTGGCTATGGAACTTTGCGCAAAAGTTTAAAATTAGAAACCTACAAGTTCGATCTACAACAACCAAGAGCGCATCAAAACAAAAGATTAATACTAGGATTGGACAGGAAATTACAATGGCCTTACTATCTAAGCAAGCAACGCTTAGAGTTTTTCAGCGGCAAGGAAGCAATGATGGCTAACCTGTACAAAGATTTGGAAAGTTGGCTAAAACTTTACTAGTAAAATTGTTTACAAGTATCTCAGGCAAATTTAAGGCGTGTTGTTGGTTACTTAACAAACGCGAATGCAATTGATCTCGATCAATACCTTTGTTCAACAAGTAACTGTTAAGGTATAACGCCTGTTTCCATCTGTTATCGTCGTTGGCAAACTCGTAATCAGTATCTACAACGTCTCTAAACATGTCAAAACCCAGTTGTTCGCAGTGTGTTATGATACCTGGATACCCAATCACAATCGGAACTTGCAGGCCAAGAAACACCATCAGTGTTTTTTCACTTATGATACCTGGGCTTTCATAGTATTGTGTTTCAGTTACAATGTTTACATCACAATCACTGTACACTGGTAATAAACGTGTCCAATTAAGTTCGTTCTCGCAACCAAAGTAAGTGTCGTAGTTCCATTCAGGCAACGGTATTGTGGTTCCCAAACTTAAAACACCGTTTTTATAAAACTTTCGCAAGTACTCTGCGACCAATTTGCGATGCTTGCGGGGGATACCGTTGAGACACTGCCATGGCTTTGTTCGTGTTTTATTTAGAGCAGGCAACCAATCTTCTTTGCTGGCATTTAGATTTAATAGTAGTTCGTAACTATGGGTGGGAAAATGCAACAGCCTCATTGGTCCTGAATACACTTTGTCTAGATCAATATTCCAGTGAACTACAACCACTTGGCTAGCACGATCTGCAAAATGTTTTTCGATTGCAATCAGTTCTGGACATTCACCGTTTCTGATGCTTACAAAATCTTGACAGTGCATTACCACCAAAGTATTGTCGGTCCATTGTACATCAGGAAAATTTATTGGCCAACACTTTTGGTCATAGTTATTAATAAGACAACTGGGTTGATACACAACACGATATCCAAGTTGTTGAAATGTTTGTGTAAAAAGTTGGTTGTAATGAGTTGACATTTTGCACCGATCTATATATAATAGTATAGTTATCAGTGGAGATAGAGCAAATGTACGAAACAATAGATCTATACTTGCAAGCCGCAATCGCAGGACAGATTGACGAAGTACCATTGGATATGGTACTGCCTTTAGAATTACACCTTATGGATTGTGTTGCTGTCAAAACTGCGGGTGACGAGAATTTGGTACATTGGCAAGCATCGGAGGTACTACATTGAGTGAATACGTTGCTTTAAGAATGGCACAGATATTTTTGTTGGTAGCACTTGGACTTGGTGCATTAGGTTTTATACAGGATTTTATATTATAATGTGGATGCTGTTTGGCGTAGCCGCTATGGCGTGGTTTGGGTTTTACATATTGTGGATCACAGACCCTAAAAGAAAATATGACAAATATGATGATGAGTGATTTACAAAACATCGTGTTTGTGTTTGGCAACATTGTGCTTTTTGGAGCACTAATTTTCACTTTATACTTGGCTTTTGGAGATACAAAGCATGACAGATAAAGTAGACATCGTCCTTTACGGGATAGCATTAGGTTTGGCAATGATTTTGCTAGACTATTACGTGATACCAGGAGGTATGTACTAATGGCATTTGAATGGGGTAGAATCCACAAGTGGGAAGAAAACATCGAACGTGAAGTAACAGATGCAGTTCGCGACTATGTAGTAGAGTTCTACGGTGTCGAAGAACTAGCAGAACTTACACAAGAACAGATCGATGAAGTAATGGCATTTCGTGATGAGTTAAATGAATACAGCCCAATGCAATGGGGATTCAGTAACATCTACATGGAATGGGAAAATGAAAACTGGACGCCGGAGGAAGAAGAATGAACTGGTTTACAAGCAAAATGAGTGGCAAAGAGTTGACTTTGCATATGGCAATTATTGTACTTTGTACAAGTTTTATTAGTGGGTTTGCGTTTGGCGATACACATCGAGGACAAGCCAGAGCAGAAGCAAACACAAACATAATGGGACAAACAAGAGACGTTTACAAAACTGTAATCAAGCAAAAGCCTTACACTGTTGATGTATGCTATGACGTGCAAGTACCAGCACAAAGCACCGGTCCTCGAGTTGGCCCTTTTGATTTAGAGGGTGCAATCATCGGCGGTATCATTGGCAACCAAATTGGTGACATGAAAGGCAACGGCACAGCCGGTGCAGTCATTGGTGGCTTGATGGGACGCCAAAACGGTGGTACTGTTACACAACAGCAGTGTCGCACAGAAACACGCTACGACGAAGAAACTGTTGAAGTGTACAGTCATAGTGTTGTTACATTTTGGGATAACGGTAGAGAGTATAGTTTACGGTATCAAAAATGAACTTGCATTTTAAAAACATCAAGCAGTGGGGTGACTTGCACCGTAAGGTGAAGAGTCGTCGGCATTCATGGTTTCATGACAATGAAGACACCAATGGTGTAAAAGTACAACTGTTTACAGTTGACAAACCAGCACAGGAAGAGAGTGCGGCAAATCTTGAAACACTCAAAGAGTTCTGCCGCACGTTTGGTGTACCATATCTTATTTGTAAGCCCACAAAAATACAATTAGTGGGACACAATGCCAGGATCAGCGACGCTGATCTAATGAGTGAAGAATTTTCCGACGAACTTAACGACTCTTTTCAGCAAAAATGGTACTACAGCCCACACTGGACAACATTTGAAAATGAAATTGGTTTCTACAAACAAGAACTTACTGGTGTGTATGGCGAAGCACTCTGGATGCGCAGTCCGCAAACAGGCTTCTGGGACGTACAAAACGATACCAAGATTACAGATCGTAAACTACAAATACGCACACTTTGGGATCTTGGCTTTATCAGCAAACGTGGACGCCCAATTACAGTAGCAGACGAGCGTTGGAGTGGCAGTCCAGAAGAAATACGCCAACTCACAAACTTAGCCGCTACCATGCAGTATCGCAAGCATGAAAGTGAGGT